GGCGGCTCTGTCATGGCTGGTCAAAGCTATCTCGTAGGCGAGCGTGGTCCTGAACTCTTCATGCCAGGTCGCAGTGGTGGCATCGCACCCGCCGGCAGCTTTGGTGGAATTGGCAATATCGTGGTGAATGTGGACGCCAGCGGCACCACAGCAGGCGGTGATTCAAGCAGAGCAGGTCAATTAGGTAAAGTCGTTGCGGCTGCTGTACAAGCAGAGTTAATCAAGCAACGTCGTCCCGGAGGGATTCTCACGTAATGGCTACCTTCCCAGCAATCGCGCCGAGCTATGGCGCAGAAAAAAAGAGCCAACCAAAACTTCTGGCGATTAGTTTTGGAGATGGTTATGAGCAGCGCGTAAGTTTTGGCATCAATCAAAATCCAAAAACTTGGTCATTATCATGGATAAATATTACAGAAGCAAACTCGGACACCATTGAAGCCTTTTTAGATGCCCGTGCCGTTGATGGCGCTTATTTTGATTGGCAACCACCTGATCAAGCCACAACATCTAAATGGGTTTGTCCTGAGTGGAACAAGTCCATTCCATATACAGGTCGTGCAACAATTACTGCAACTTTTCGCGAAGTATTTGAAGCATGACAACACCTACTTCAATTCAAGAGCAAATTCAATCTATAAATCCTTCAGCGATTATAGAATTATTCCAATTACGCCTTACCTTAGCTGTTAATGGAGTTGATACGACATTTTATTATCATGCCGGCACTAATGGTCTAACTGCTAACGTGGTTTTTGCGGGCATCACCTACGCCGCCGCACCGATTGAAGTTGAGGGCTTTGAGCTGACTTCTAAGGGCACATTGCCGCGTCCCACAATGCGGATCGCCAACGTAACCGGCGCCATCTCCGTTCTGCTGCTGGCGTACAATCCGCTGCAGGCAAAGGTCACGCGGATACGCACCTGCAAGAAATTTCTTGATGGCGTTAATTTTGCCGGCGGCACCAACCCGACTGCAGATCCAACCGCAAAGTTTCAGGATCAAATTTGGTATATCGACCGCGTTTCAAAAGAAAATATCCAGCTTGTTGAATTTGAGTTGACTAGCAAGCTAGATCTAACCAACCTGCAACTGCCAGGTCGTCAAGTACAGGATTATTGCCCATGGGTGTATCGAGGGATTGAATGTACTTACACCGGCACTAGTTGCTTTGATGTGAACGATAATTCAACAACTGCAGCCAATGACGTTTGCGGCAAGCGGTTCAATAGCTGCAAAATCAGGTTTGATACGCTGGGCGTCTCTGATTACCCTCATGGCGGTTACCCTGGCTCACGCATCCAAACTTGATGCTGAGGCGCACGCTCATGAGGTGATGCCAGAGGAAGCCTGCGGTCTGTTGGTGCAGGCAGCTAATGAGCAGAAGTATCTACGGTGCCGCAATGTCTGCGAGACCCCGGAGCAGCATTTTATCCTTGACCCGCGAGACTATCTACGGGCGTCTTTGTGCGGCACGATCCTTGCCATCATCCATAGCCACCCGCAGGGACAGCAGCCAAGCGAGGCGGATCGCAAAGCCTGCCTACAAAGCCGACTGCCATGGTTCATCTACCAGATACCACAGGATCAATGGGTGACTATCGGCAACTGATCGGCAAGCCTTGGATCTACGGACAGCAGGACTGTTACACGCTGGTGCGTTCATATTTCAAGCTGCAGGGCATTGCGCTGCCTGACTTTGAGCGCCCGGAAGACTTGGAGACCACCGGCAGCATCTACCTGCGGCAGGCACTTGGGCTGGGCTTTGAGCGCGTGGAGTTTGAGCGGCGGCGGGTGGGTGACGTGGCAATCATGAAGCTGGGCACACGCGAGCCGATGCACGCAGCGATCTTCATTGCACCGTGGGAAATCCTGCACCACACAAGGGATCGGCTGAGTGGTGTGGAGTGGTTATCCAGCTACTATGTAAAAAGCATTGCTGCGGTATTCCGATATGCAGCGGGTTTGTCTGCTGGGTGAGCTGGGCGAACGGTTTGGCGCTGAGCATACCTATTACAACTTGCGTACACCGGCTGATGCAATCAAGATTTTGTGCATCAACAAGCCGGAGTTCAAGGAATTTCTGCTGAACTCAGAGGAGAACGGCATCGGCTATCAGGTGCTGCAGGGCGGTCAAGATTTTGGCTACGAGGAACTGTTGCTGCCATTTGGCGAGAAGGATCTAGTGATCGTGCCAGTTCTCAGCGGTTCGGGTGATGGTGTTGGACAAGTTTTAGCTGGCATTGGCTTGATCGCCTTGTCATTTTTGTTGCCCGGCGCTGGTATTTTTGGTGCAACAAGTATTTTCGGTGTTACCGCTGCTCAAGGCGGCGCTATTTTGGCTGGTTTTGGGACAGCAGTTAGCGCGATTGGTGCATCATTGGTGCTGGGCGGGATTGCTCAGGCAATTTCACCTCAGCCACAAATTCCAACCTTGGGTGGTTTCAGTGGTGGATTTGCCGGCGGCAGCTCTCGCATGGGCAGCCGTAACCGTACCAACGGACCCGAGAGCGTTACCTCCGGCATTGATGGGCAGCAGTCCTATGCCTATACCGGCGCTGCAAATACGGTCGGCGTTGGCGCCACGGTGCCACTGGCTTACGGCAAAGTGCTGATCGGTAGCCACCTGCTCAAATCTAAATTCCAAATTGCCGACGAATCTGACCCAGTGCTGACCTCCCTGCGTGCCCCAGGCGTTGGCACCGTGCGACTCGGCAATGAAATTCTCACTGATAACTTTTCTGACAAGTCTGGTGTTATTGCCAGGCGTATTTACAAAACATCATTTAGGTCGCAAGCTTATTTTAGTGATATTGGGTTCTATGGCGTCACTAACGATCCACGACTGATTCGAGTTGACACGCAGATTGAACGCCGCTTTGCCGCGCTAGTTGTTAATGGCGGCAAAATGGCGAGTACAGACCAACGTCGCGATTTTAACGTTGCATTATCGTTGGAAGATGGACTTTATGACTTTGCTGGTGGTCCGGGCACAACATTCGTTGATGGATACATTACTTACGAACTTAAAGTCTTCCATGGAACCACGAGGACGGACGATACCCTTATTGCTGTTGATCAGGCAACAATTCAAGGCTTGATCTTCGGCGGTCAATTCTTTGGATGGATGCACCGCCTAGAGTTGCCTGAGACCAACAACTTCACCCTCGTGAGCGCGCAGGTTGAAGTAATCAATGCTGGTGCAGTCGCTAATGGCAGTGAGGGCACAAACCCGATCTACCTGCGGCTAAATAGCATCGGGTATCAGCTCTACTGATATGGCGCTTAATTCCGTTACCACAATCAAGATTCTGGACCTTCTCTGTGAGGGTCCGATTGGTGGCGTAATCAATGGACTGCAGGGAATTTACCTAAATGAAACGCCAATCCAGAACAGCGACGGTAGTTACAACTTTCCGCAGGAGCAGATCTCTGCCAATGCGTCAGTTGGCGCCGCACGTCAAGGTAAAACCGCATCGTTTAATGACGGCACATCTGAGATTGTTGAAGTCAACCAAGAGATCGGAGAAAACTACAGCGAAGATCTGAACAGCAACAACGAAGTTGTCAAGCATAAATACGGCGCTGGAACGATTACGCGTCAGATTACAGATCCAACTGTTGATTTCGTAGAGCTGCTGCTCACCATCCCGAAGTTGTATTCCGTCGCGCAGGAAAGCCTCGCGAAGGGTCAACTGTTTGGTGGCACGCTTCGGGTTCGCATTTACGTCCAAGCCAAAGGCAGCAGCACCGGCTTCATCCTTGCATCCGATAAAAGCATCACCGGCGTTTCAACCAATAACTATCAATACAGCACTGGCATCATCAACCTAAAGACCTTTGGCGCTGGTCCGTGGAATATCAAGGTTGAAAAAGTAGATCTTGGCGAAGGACACTTTGAGATCAAATACACCAGTTTCACGGAAACGCCGCAGAACACACCGCTTGCCAATAATCGTGGCAATCAGATCATTTGGTCGTCGTACGCGCAAACCATCGCGCAGAACGTTAACTACAACTATTCAGCACTCAACGAGCTGTCGATTTCAACCAAAGCGTTCAACAGCCTGCCGTCTCGCGCCTACCTAATTAAAGGACGCCTAGTCAAGATCCCAACTGGCGCAACAGTTCAATCCAGCGGCTATTTGACGTTTGATGACGCCAGCTTCAACGGTGCGCTCCAGACCGCCGAGAAGTGGACTACCTGTCCGGTCTGTTGTTTCTATGACCTGCTCACTAACCGTCGTTATGGAGCAGGTCAATTCGTCACCGCCGAAAACTTGAACTGGGTTGATCTGTACCCCATTGCTAAGTACGTCAACCAACTGGTGGTAAACCCAGATGGCAGCCGCGAGCCACGGTTTGCCTGCAACGTCGTCATCGGTGATCGGGCGGAGGCTTACAACGTCTTGATGGATATGGCTTCGGTATTCCGAGGCATCCTGTTCTGGTCAAACAACGTCATCCAAGTTGCGGCAGATCATGGCAACCTTGACGGCACGGCGCTGTCGGTGGCGCACATTTACAACAACTCCAACGTTATTGGCGGTGTTTTTGAATATTCCGGCAGCTCGCTAAAGACCCGCAGTACCAGCGTTCATGTTCGCTACAACGACCCAGACAACTTTTACAAGCCGAACGTTGTTGTCGTTGAAGATGCGGCGCTAATTGCCAAATACGGCTATATCGTCAAGGAATTGATTGGTTTCGGCTGCACGTCAAAATGGCAAGCCCAGCGCGTGGGGCTATGGACCCTGAGGACTGAAGCCCTAGACGATGAGGTGATCTCCTTCAGCACTGGTCTGCAGGGTGCTGTGGTGTTGCCGGGTCAGATCTTCGCGGTCTGTGATCAACTGCGCCAAGGCACGCGCATCTCCGGTCGCATCTCCTCAGCGACCACCACCGCCGTTGTGGCGGATCAGGCAATCACGCTACCTGCTGGCTCAAGTCCACAACTGACCTGCCTGCTGCCCAACGGCACCGTTGAAACCAAGAGCATCGGCAGCGTTGTCGGCAGCACGATCAACGTCAGTAGCGCCTTCAGCACCGCGCCTAACGCCCAGTCGATCTGGAGCATCACAACCTCTGGTGTTGCCAATCAGAAGTTTCGCTGCATCAGTGCCAGCGAAGGTGCCGAAGGAACACACACAATCACTGGCATTGCTCATAACGACAGCATTTACTCCTCTGTCGATAGCGGTCAAACGTTGCAATTTCCAGACATCACCACATTTGATAGCGCACCACCTTCGGTCAGAAATATTGCATTTAGTGCTGGTCAAGTCCGTGATGGCACGGTGCTCACCACGCAGGTAAACGTATCTTGGGCAAAAGGTGCTGGTAACGCCACATTTGGGTATGACGTTACTTACAACACTGCTCAAGGCAATAGTAAAACAGTTCGTACAACCAATCCCAATATTGAGATCATTGGTCTGCCGGAGAACTTTAATCTGACGGTTTCGGTCATTGCCTACGGCTTGGGCTTCAAGAAAAGTTCGCCTGCTACACGCGATACATTTCGCATTCCATCGTTTGCATCAACTGCAACACCAACCGTCAGCGTTCAGCAGTTACCAGAAGATCCGCTGGATGTCACGCTGGAGCAGGTCGCCAACAACCAGATCATGCTGCGCTGGTCAAAGCCTGTCGGCGTTGGATCTGATTTCCTCACCGCGATTATTCGCCATAGCACCAAGACCGATGGCACTGGAGAGTGGGCTGATTCAACATTGTTGGCAGATCGCATTGGCGCTAATACGACCTACGCCTTGGTGCCTAAGATCAACGGCGAATATCTGCTGAAATTTCAAGATACTGCTGGACTACGTAGTCAAAATGCTACCAGTGCAATCTTTAATCAACCTGATCAAATTCCTGTTCTAACAATTACCACGGTTAGAGAAGATAATACTAGCCCACCATTCCAAGGCACATTCCACAATACGTTTTATTCTGAAGAGTATGACGCTGTTGTAATCGATGGTGATCAAACTATTGACGACGTGCCAGATTTTGATCTTATTGGATCAATGGATTTCACTGGGCAACAACGCCTTGGCGGTGAATATTTCTTTACCAACATTGTTGATCTTGGCGCTAAGTTCACCGTTGATTTCCGTCGCATCCTGACCACACGCGGTTTGTATCCCGCTAACACAATCGATAGCCGTACCGAAGACCTTGACCGCTGGAGCGACTTTGATGGTGATATTCCTGATAGTACAAGCGCCGAGATTTACTTCCGCAGCAGCGATCAAGCCACCGTTAGTGAATTTGTACTGCTGGAAGACGGCGACAAGCTGCTGATGGAGGCATCACCTGATCGCTTCCAGCTTGAGTCAAACATCAACTTTGGCATCTGGCTGCCCATGTACAACGGTAGCTATGCTGGTCGTCAGTTTCAGTTCAAGGTAACACTGACTAGCGCCCGCAACGATCAAACCCCGCTTGTGGATGAGCTGGGGTACGAGCTGGTGCTGCGCTCTAGAAATGAAAACAGCGCCACGATCACCAGCGGTGCCGGTTCCTACGCGGTGACGTATGCCAAAGCGTTCTACGCGACACCAGGCATCGGCATCACTGCGTTCAACCTTGCCACGGGGGACTATTATGAAGTGACTTCCGCCAGCCGAACTGGATTTACGGTGACTTTCCGCAACAGTGCTAATACTGTAGTAAGCCGGAATTTCCAGTACATCGCTAGTGGCTACGGCACTGAACAGACTTAATTATGGCAACGCACGACTACATCATCAGCAATGCCTCTGGCGCGGCTGTCCGTGCTGATTTGAATAATGCGCTGGCTGCAATCGTTAGTAATAACAGCTCTGCGACAGCACCGACAACAACATATGCCTATCAATGGTGGGCAGATATAGGTAGCACGCCTAACGTAATGAAGCTGCGTAATTCAGCCAATAGCGCATGGATTACTTTATTTCAACTTGACGGGGAATACACCACGATACCGTTAGAAAACGGCACGGCTGCTGCACCGTCAATTTACTTTAAGGACAGCGGGACTGATACTGGTCTGTTTAGCGGCGGCACTGATCAGGTTAATGTTTCAACTGGCGGTGTCGAGCGCGTTGAATGGGGCACCAGCGAGGTTGTCTTTAACGATGGCGGAGTTAATTATGACTTCCGCGTCGAAGGTGATACAAACGCAAACCTGCTATTTGTTGACGCCTCGGCAGATGCGGTAGGCATAGGGACTTCTTCACCTAGCACTGAATTACATGTCAGCAAAGCTGGTTCTGCCGAAATTAGAGTTAGCGGCACAGCCAACGGATCGGACGCAACTATTGGTGTTTATGGCACACAATCTGGAGGTGGATCTCGCAACATCTCACTGAAATACGACAACGCATCTGATACCTATAAGCTAATTACCACAACCGGCAATGACATCACAATTAGCAACAGTGCCGGTGAAGCTATGCGTATTGATGGGTCACGCAGAGTAGGGATTGGCACTCAGAGCCCTAGTGCGCGTCTTCACATCAACGGAACCAATGCTGGAATTATTCTCCAGCACGCTGGAAACTCTTCTTACTCAGCTCTTTACACTGACACTAACAACACACTCCAGTTTGTAGTTGGCGGTGGTCCCAGTGAAGCTGCGCGATTCGATGCATCGGGACGCCTGTTAGTTGGCACGTCTTCTAGCCCTAGCGCTGGACAAGGTGCCAACTCTCGCTTGGTAGTCCAAGGTTATGTCGGTGACGCCACTGACATGGGGATCATGTCGCTTCAACGTGGCGAAGGCGCAGCCACAATGACGGCTGGCGAAGGTATTGGTCGAATTGCCTTTAATGATAATGCAGGAAACTCATTTGCCTATGTAGAGGCATTTGCAGATGCGTCTGGAGGAAGTAATGATTTTCCAGGCAGACTTTCGTTCTCGACTACGAAAGATGGCGCTAGCAGTCCAGTCGAAAGATTCAGAATTTCCAATATTGGTTTGTTTGCAATGGTTGCGGATGCTGGCGATGCTTTTTATTTAGGAGCAAACGCTGGAGCTGGAACAGCAAACTATCTTATGTCGTTACGGCATACAGCAACTGCTGGCACTGTTTATAGCGGAACTGAATGTTTCAAAATTTTCACAAACGGCAACGTTCAAAACACCAACAACAGCTACGGATCGCTCTCTGACGCCAAACTCAAAGAAAACATCGTTGACGCTGGTTCTCAGTGGGACGATCTAAAAGCCATTCAGATCCGTAACTGGAATTTCAAAGCTGAAACCGGCCATGAAACCCATCGCCAGATTGGTCCTATTGCTCAAGAGCTGGAAGCAGTTTGTCCCGGCTTGATTTTTGAAACTCCAGACCGAGATGCTGATGGCAATGAGACTGGCGAAGTTACTAAAGGCGTCAATCAATCCGTGCTCTATATGAAAGCAGTCAAGGCGCTGCAAGAAGCAATGGAGCGGA